TAGAGATGGTTCTGATCCTGATCCAAATTCACTAGTTGGAGTACAGAAATTAGCAGCAGCAAATAGTAATACAGCTACAAGACATATATTATCATCAAGTATGTATATAACATTGGCCTTAGCTGAGGCTATATGTTTAAGATTTAAAGATGTATTAGAGTTTCATCCTACAAAAGAAGCTTTTATTGATTCTTTAGGTCAATTTTCAGTAGGATCTTTAGAAGAAATGAAAAACTTACATTTGCATGATTTTGGTATATTTTTAGAATTAGAACCTGATGAAGAGCAAAAAGCTATTTTAGAAGCAAACATACAAGCTGCATTATCAAGAGATAGTATTAATTTAGAAGACGCTATTGATATACGTGAAATAAAAAATCTTAAACTTGCTAATCAATTACTTAAAATTAGAAGAGTAAGAAAGCAAAATCAAGATCAAGAAATGGCCAAAGCGGCATCAGCAGCACAAGCTGAAGCACAGGGTCAAGCGCAAATTGTAGTTGAACAAGCTAAAGCTCAAGCAGAGCAAGTTAAAACAGAATCTAAAATACAATATAGACAAGCTGATATTGAATTTGAAATAAAAAAACTAGAAGTAGAAGCTCAAACAAAAAAAGAGTTAATGCAATATGAATATGAATTAAATGTTCAATTAAAACAATTAGAATTACAAGCTCAAAAAGAATTAACTCAAGCTAATAATCAAGGAGCTATGGAAAGAGAAAGTTTAAAGGTTTCTAGTAAATCCGTATCAGGACCACCATCTTCTGGTAAACCAGCGAAATCTTTTGAATCTAAAGGAAATGATGTTTTAGGTGGTATTGATTTAAGTAGATTTTCACCTAAATAAAAATAAGTAACTATTATATTATATAAAATTATGGAAGAACAAGAAAAAGTACAAGTTAAGGTTGTTGCAGACGATAGTCCAGCACCTACTAAACAAGAACAAGAAGCTGCTGTATTAGATCAAGCAGTAGAAACTGGGGAAGTTGCGTCTGAATATGGCTTACAAGACGATGGTGTTTATAAAATCAATTTAGATAAACCTCCCGTGCAAAACAAGGAAGAAAATGCCGTTCAAGAGCGAAAAACAGAGGAAGTTTCTGTGGATGAATCATCCGGAGATAGCAAAGAAGTGGACAAAGAAGTACGGGAACAGTCCAGTGAAAAAAACGAACCCGTTCAAGCTGAAGAAAAAGTATTAAAAGAAAATGAATCTCCTTTAGAGCTAATTAAAGAAGATGAAGAAACTGTTGTTAAAGAAGAAGAACCTTCAATAACAGCTGAACAAAAAGAAGAAGTTAAGGAAGCTGAAAAACAAATGCTTCCTGAAAACGTAGAAAAGCTAGTTACATTCATGGAAGAAACTGGTGGTTCTTTAGAAGATTATGTTAATCTAAATAGAGACATCAGTAAATATGATAATACTACTTTAATGCGTGAATATTATAAAAGTACAAAACCGCATTTAAATCAAGATGATATTGAGTTTATTCTTAATAAAAATTTTGGTTATGATGCAGAGACGGAAGATCCGTCAGATGTTAAAGCTAAACAATTAGCTTTTAAAGAAGAATTATTTAATGCTCAAAACCACTTTAAAACAAGTAAGGAAAAATATTATGCTGATCTTAAGTTAAGAAAGCAAAACAATATTGATCCTGAATATAAAAAAGCTTATGAGTATTATAATGAACAACAAAGTTTAATAAAAGAAAGTGAAACTTTACAAAAAGATTTTTTAAATAAAACAAGTAATGTTTTTTCTGACGATTTCAAAGGTTTTGATTTTAGCGTAGGAAAAAATAAATATCGTTTTAAAGTAGAAAATCCATCTCAAGTTAAAGAATTTCAATCTGATATTAAAAATTTTGCTAATGAATTTATCGGTAAAGATGGCACTATTACAGATGCTAAAGGTTATCACAAAGCTTTATTTGCCGGAAGAAATGCAGATAAAATAGCTAATCATTTTTATGAGCAAGGCCGTGCCGATGCTATAAAAGAACAAGCTAAAGCTGCAAAAAATATTGATATGTCTCCGAGAGTAGATAATTCTAGTATTGTAAATTCAAATGGTCAAAAAGTTAAAGTTGTTTCTGGAAATGACTCTTCTAAATTGCGAGTTAAATGGAAATAAATAATTTTTAAAATCAAAACAAATGGCATTTACAGTAGGCATACCAGCCGCTTTACAACCAACCCAGAGCAAAACAATGTATCCTGGGAACTATATCGATTTTACTGATGCGAATTTTGCTCAGTGGGGTCAACAATTTTTACCTGATGTATACGAAAAAGAAGTAGAAAGATATGGAAACAGATCTATCGGTTCTTTTTTACGTATGGTATCAGCGGAAATGCCTTCCACTTCAGATCAAATAATCTGGACTGAGCAAGGTAGATTACACACACGTTATGCTAACGTTATTCCTTTAAATAACGCAGGAACGCTTCCAGGTGGAGCTACTCCAGGCGCTATTGTAGCAGGTGTATCAGGTACAGCACTTAACTTTAGTGTACCAACTGCACAACCAAGAAGCACAGGAATTACTACAGATAAAACTGAGCCTGTAAACTTTAGAGTTGGAGAAACAGTAATGGTACAAGTTCAAACTACAGCTACATCAGCTGTTGGTGGAACTGGCGAAGTAATAAAAGGAGTTGTAACTGCAGTAGCAGGACAAAACTTTCAAATCAAATGTTACGTTGCTCACAATGGAATCTTAGTAGGAGATAGAGTAACAGCTATTTCTTATGGATCTGAATTTGCTAAAGGTACAGGTACTTTTACAGAGTCTTTAAATCCTAGCTACGCTACATTTACCAACTCACCTATTATCTTAAAAGAAAACTATGCAATCAATGGTTCTGACACAGCTCAGATCGGTTGGATTGAAGTTACTTCTGAGAATGGTGCTAGTGGGTATTTATGGTATATGAAGTCTGAACACGAAAATAGATTACGTTGGGAAGATTACATTGAAATGTCTATGGTTGAAGGTGTTCTTAAGACAGGTGGACAAGGTGGTGCTAATGGAATAGCTTTAGGCTATACTACAGGTGCTAGCTCAATTACTGTTGGTGGAACAAACCAAAACGCTAAAGGTACTGAAGGTTTCTTTGCTGCTCTTGAAGCACGTGGAAATGTATATCAAGGATTTGGATCTCAAGCAGCTGCTCAAGCAGGTGGTGGAGCATTAACAGATTTTGATGCAGTACTTAAACAATTAGACAAGCAAGGAGCTATTGAAGAAAACATGCTTTTCTTAAATCGTGAACTTTCTTTAGAGATTGATGACATTCTTGCAATGCAAAATGGTGCATATGCTGGAACAGCTAACCACGCTCACGGTACATCTTACGGTGTATTTAACAACAGCGCGGATATGGCATTAAATCTTGGATTTACAGGATATCGCAGAGGATCTTATGACTTTTACAAAACTGACTGGAAATACTTAAATGACTGGTCAACTCGTGGAGGTTTTGGTGATGTTGAAGGTGTATTAGTACCAGCAGGAACTTCTACAGTTTACGATCAGCAATTAGGTCAAAATATCAAGCGACCATTCTTACACGTTCGTTATAGAGCTTCAGAAACTGAAAACAGAAAGAATAAATCTTGGATTACAGGATCTGTTGGAACTTCTAGCCCTACAACTGACATTGATGAAATGAGAGTTATCTACTTAAGTGAAAGATGTCTTATTACTCAAGCTGCTAATAATTTCGTATTATTTAAAGCTTAATATTTTTTAACTATAGAATACGGGCTCTTCGGAGCCCAGTATTCTTATTTTATATTATTTTATTATGAAAACAAAATTACAGAACCCAGAAAAAAGCTGGGAACTAAAAGATAGAGTATATGTATTAAAAGGTAATATGTCACCTATAACATATACAATACAGACTAGACATACTCCAAGAAAACCTTTATTATATTGGGATGAGGAAAAAGGAATAAATAGAGAATTAAGATTAGCATCTAATCAAACATCATTATTTGTGGATGAACAAGATGGTTATTCTACATTACAACATTTAATATTTCAAGATGGAGTATTAAACGTTCCTAGAACAGAACCTTTAGTACAAAAGTTATTATCTATATATCATCCAAGAAAAATTTGGGAAGAAATAGATGATCAAGTTATAGCAGAAGATGAAATTGAAGATCTAGAGTTTGAACTAGAAGCTTTAAATTTAGTAAGAACTTTAGATATTTCACATTTAGAAGCTATAATGAGAACTGAATTAGGTTCAAGTGTGTCTACATTATCATCTAAAGAGTTAAAAAGAGATGCTTATAGATTTGCTAGACAAAATCCAGCTTTATTTATAGAGCTTTCTGAAGATGAAGATATAACTTTAAGAAATTTAGCTAACAGAGCTGTTGAATCTGGTATTTTAGAATTAACAGAAGATAACACTGTATTTAAATTTCCTAATGGTAAAAAGGTAATGACAGTACCATTTGATCAACATCCTTATGGTGCATTAGCACAATACTTTAAAACAGATGAAGGAGTTGATTTAATGAAATCAATTACTAAAAAGCTTTCGTAGCTTACCTGATGTAAGGTGAGAAATCAACCTTACATCAACAAATTAATATAAAAGTAAATAAATGGTAAATATAAACAATGTATACCAATCTGTTCTTGTTATAACAAACAAAGATAATCGTGGTTATATAACGCCTGAAGAATTTAATAGATTAGCTGAGCAAGCTCAAAATGAGATATTTGCAAGTTATTTTGTAAGAGAAGCAGGTTATGAGTTAAATGCTTTTTTAACAAGTGATTTTTCTGATCCTAATACTTATTTAGCAGAAAAAATAAATGTTTTTTATAAAGATAGCACTCTTACTCATGCTAATGGTGAATTTACATATCCAGCTGACTTATATAGAGTAGGTGTGGTTTCCGTAGATAACGTTGTAGCAGATAGAGCTTCACATGAAGAAGTTAAATACATTAATTTATCACCATTAACAGCACCAGTAAAAACACAACCCGTGTATTCATTAACAAACACGGGTGTTGTTGTTTATCCTTCAACTGTAACATCAGGTGTAAAATTAGATTACTTAAGACAAACAATTAGACCCAAATGGGGTTATGTGCTTCAAGGCACAATACCTTATTATGATCCAACTGTATTTGATCCAGCTACCGATAGTTATGATGTAGCCGCTAAATCTTACAATTTTGATTTACATCCTTCAGAAGAAAACAATTTAGTAGTTAAAATACTTAACTATGCTGGAGTTGTTATAAAACAAGGCGATGTAACTGGATTTGCACAAGGTAAAGAACAACAAAACGCAGCAACTGAACAATAATGGCAATATCAAGAAAACCTTTAGATGTAGATAATTATTCCGCTTTAGATGGCGGTAATGGATTAGCAGTCCCTGGATATTACAGGAGAACAAACTTAAACGATATAATAAACAATTTTATTGTAGCATATATTGGTGATGGTAAAATTCTTACTCAGGTTCCTAGATATGAGGTTGCTTTCTTTGCACAAAAAGCAGTGCAAGAATTTAGTTATGATGTTTTTCATTCTGAAAAAGCCTTAGAAATACAACTAAGTTCATTAAGACAAATGTCTTTGCCATCAGACTACGTTAATTATATTAGTATAAAATGGACAGATGCTAGCGGCGTGCAAAGAACAATACTACCTAGCACAACAACACAAGCAAATCAAGGTGTTGCTCAAGATGAAAATTATCACTACTTATATGATAATGATGGTAATATAATATTTGCTGAAACATCTGAAACAATAGATAGATATAAATCTAATAGTCCGGAGGAAAATGAAGAACTTGCAAGTACGTATTACTATGGATATTTTGATGTACCTAATTACTTTGGTTATTTTGGAGGTCGTTATGGTTTAACACCTCAATTTTCTAATATAAATGGTACGTGTGTTATAGATTTAAATGCAGGACAAATATATTTTCCATCAACAATACCTCAAGACACATATATAACATTAAGTTATATATCTGATGGTTTAGGTAATAATGGAGATTTTGACAATGTGTTAGTGCCTAAATTAGCAGAAGAAGCTGTAATGTCAACAATTCTTTATAGCTTATGTAAAATAAGACCTTCAGCTTCAGGTTTATTACCTTTATATAAAAAAGAAGCAGCTGCTAAAACAAGAAATGCAAAAATTAGAATAGCTAATATGAAAGTAGATGAAATGACTCAGATATTTCGTAATAAAGCTAAATGGATTAAACACTAATAATTTTCTATGCCAGAAATTAAAAGAACATTCAATGTCGGTAAAATGAACCGAGATCTGGATGATAGAATAGTACCTGCCGGTGAATATCGAGAAGGTTTTAATATTAATATCGGGCAATCAGAAAGCTCAGATGTTGGTGCAGTTGAAAATTTATTAGGTAATGAATTAGTAGCACAAAGTGGACTTGCTAATGGTAAATGTATAGGTCAAGTAGCTGATACTGGTGCAGAAAAAATATATTTTCTTGTTACTACAAATTCAATATATAATGAAACCAACAGTGGTCAGCATGGTTTATTTGAATATGATCAAAAAACAAAACAACTTACAGCTTTAATTGTTTCAACACAGTTAAATTTACATCAAAATTATCCTGTAACAGGTATAAATATAGTTGATGACCTTTTATTTTGGACTGATAATAGAAATTATCCTAGAAAAATAAATGTAGTAACCGCAAGAAACAATACTTCTTACTATACTGCAGCTGCAGATATAGATAATTTAATATCTGTAGCTAAGTTTACACCATACGAATCCCCAACTATTGTTGCGGCAACTAGAGAATCTAGTATATCTTCTACTTTTATGGAAGATAAACTTATTAGATTTTCATATAGGTGGCAGTTTGAAGATAGTGAGTATAGTGTATTAGCTCCATTTTCTCCTATACTTTTTTCAAGATTAAATGAAACTGATACAATAAGTACTTCACTGTCAAATTTTGGTGAAATAGAAACTTTTGTTAACGCAATAAATCAAGTACAACTACAAATACCTACACCAACCGGATATGGTATTACAAGTGTTGAATTAATATACAAAGAGTCTGGATCAGGTACTTTATATGTTGTTGATGATCAAGAAATTACAACAGAACCTTTTGTAAACTTTACATATTCTTCAACCGATCCATTTAGAACTTTGCCAGGTGATCAGCTTACTAGGGTTTATGATGCTGTACCTATTAAAGCTAAAGCACAAGAAGTTGCTGGTGGTAGATTAGTTTATGGAAATTTTTTACAAAATTTTGACATACCTAATATAGCTTTTAGTGTTGAAAGAACAGGTGAAACATCTGCTAGAAATAATATTTTAACAAATCAATCAGTTAAATCAAGAAGAACATATCAGGTTGGTATTGTATTAGCTGATAAATTTGGTAGACAATCACCTGTTATATTATCTAGCTCTGGTACTGATACTGTTTTCATAGATCCAGGTTATGGTAATGCATCATCAACAACTGCTTTTAATGCATTGAGAATAGTATTTGCAGACACAACACAGATACCAACATGGGCTTATTCATATAGAGTTGTTGTAAAACAACGTGAACAAGAATATTATAATTGGATATCTACTATTGATGCTGCTAACACGGTTAATCGTTTTGGCGATAGTATAAATAAAATACCTAGAGATCAAACAGCTGCAATACCTCCTAGTACTTCAGCAACAATATCTCCATGTAATGTATCTGTTTATCCTAAGTATTTAGCTGGTGGAAATGTTTATACATCTCCATATGCGGCTTTAACTTCAGTACAATCTATTTCAAATCCTTCAGGTGATGCAACTGTTACAACTATTGATAATAGCGGTAACGCAGTATCTACTGGTTTATGTGTTTTTGAAACAGAACCTGTTAGCTCTGAGTTAGATATATTTTATGAAACATCTACAGGAGGTTTAGTTGAGGATATTCCTGCTACTGCTATTGATATAGAATTTTTTAACTGTATATTGTTAACTTTTACAGCGGGTAATCATGTAGAAATAAATAGAATTAAAGCAGGTTTTAATCAACCGTTTTTTGATGTAGGTGTTAGAGCTTATGTAGTGCAAGAAAACTTTACTCAAGAAAGAAGAAATAATACTCTTATACATTCTAGTGGACTTTTAAACTCTAGAACTGGTATTAACTACATAAATCAATTTAATGAATCTGAGGGTGGTCTAACTATCTCTCTTGATCCACTAAATGGTTCTGTACAGAAAATGTTTGTTGATGATACGCAGATATTAATATTTCAAGAAGATAAAGTATCTAGATCACCTATTGATAAAAACTTTATATATGCAGCTGAAGGTGGCGCAGTGCCAGTTACAAGTAATACACAATTTTTGGGAACAGTAGCTGCTTATGCTGGTGAGTTTGGTATATCAAACGATCCTCAATCTTTTGCAAGTTTTGGTTTTTCAAGATATTTTACAGATAAAAATAGAGGTACTGTATTAAGATTATCTCAAAATGGTATTACTGAAATATCACAAGTTGGTATGGGTGATTTTTTTAGAGATGCTTTAAAACAATCTACGTCTATTATAGGATCTTATGATGAGTATAGTCGTATGTATGAATTAACTATTATAGGCCAAGGCTTTGATAGTAATGAAGATACAAATGCAGCTACAGCATCAGATGGATATTTAACAGTTACTTTTGATGATAGATCAGGTGGGTGGACAAGTTTTAGAGGTTATAAACAAGAAGGTGGTTTATCATTAAATAATACATATTATACTTTTAACGGTGGTCAATTATGGCAACATCACAGTACTAATGTAACTAGAAATAATTTTTATAACTCTGGAACACAAGAGTCTTATGTTATACCTATATTTAACGACGCTCCATCGCTTGTAAAACAATATAACAGTTTAAGTTATGAAGGCGATACTGGCTGGGAGTTAGAGTACATAGAAACAGATATAAGCGCTTCAGGAACACTACCAGTTTTAGCAACATCTTTTACAACAACCCTACAATTAAATGGTGCTGCACCTAATTCTGTATTTAATGGAGCTAATACTGCTCAAGCTAAGCAAGGTGATAATGTTCAATGGGCTATTTTTGTATCACCATTAAACTCTCAATTTGCTTTTAACAACGTAAACGATATAACATTAACTCCAGCTTCTGGAAGTAGTTTAAGTGTAACAAATCCCGTTGGAACTCCTCCGTTTGAATCTACAGATGGAAGATTAGTATTTTTAGTTCAACACACTGTTGGAAACGCTAATAGCATACAAACTTTAAACATAGGAGGTACAGGCGCTTCTTTAGCATTTACTGTAGCTTTGTTGACCGTAAACATTATAGATACTGTTTCAAACTCTTCAATAACTCCAGCTTCACAAGTGTTTAATAATGCTGGAAGTAATAGTGTTATATTTAGTACAGCTGTTGAAAACAACTATTATATAGATACAGCTAACGTAACTGTTAGTGTGCTTGGGATGCCAGCTTCTACTAATCCTGGAACTTTAACAAATGTAAGGAGTGGAGTTGGAGGTTGTAGTGCATGTTTGGATAATTTAACTTACACTTTACCAATAACAGTTCCTTCAACAGCAACAGCTGGAACAATAACAGTAAATGGATCAGCAACATTAAAATATACCTTACAATTAAATCAAGGTAATGTAGCGGCACCTACGGGTGGAACTGTTAATTATAGCACACCTGTTCAATCGAGCGGAGCAACAACAACTATAGGTACACCTTTTTATAATTCTCCATTTGATTTAGCAAGTACTAGAACTGTTGTTATAACATACACATGTGCAACAACTGAAATACTTGTTGATAATAGTTATGTTTTATCTGGTTTTCCAACTGGCACTACACCAACTCCTGTTTTAAGTAACGAAGATGGTCAACTAGCGATAACTCAAGTTATACCTATACTTACACAAGATACAGTTGTAACTCCAGTTGTAGATTCAACAGTAGGAGCAGTTGCAGCAACATTAGGTAATACTTCTACAATAAATCTACCTCAACCTGGTAGTGCACAAACTATAGCTAGTACTTGGAATGTTAATGGATCTGCTTCACCAGGTTCTCCAACCGCCTCTTGGTTATCTTTAGATTCTGCTGCTTCTGGCGTAGCTATATCGTTATCTCCAGGAGTTTCTTTTACAGTTTCTGCTCCAGCTAATAATACCGGAGCTCAAAGATCTACTACTATTGAACTTACAACAACAAACAGTAGAGTAACAGGTTCAGCGGTAGCACCACAAACAATAAACGTAATTCAAGCAGGATAATATGGCAGCAATAGTAACATTTCCTTTTCAAGAAAAAGAAGGTAAGTATTTTGCACCTATAAGTTCATCAGAACCAAATTATATTGTTGTCAATGGTACTTTAACACAGACAGACAATAAAATAGTAAGTGGAATTAAAGGTGCATTTGCTTCAATTAAATTAACATTACCAACAGCAAACGCTTCAACAAAAAAAGAACTATTTGCTTTAAACGCGGAAGCGGTAAATTCATCAAATTAAATTATATGCAATTACAAGTAAGAAAATTACAAGAATCCGATTGGGATTTAATACCAAAATGGTGGGAAGCTTATGGAGCCGAAGGCTTCCCTCGTGATATGTTACCTGGATCTTTTAGAGTTGGTGACGAACAAGAAGAAAAAAGAAAAGGCTTAGGTGGCTTTATGGTTTGCAAAGGAGATGATCCTATTGCAGCTATGTGGCTGTGGATGACAAACAGTAAGACTGCGATTCCAGCTGTAGTAGTTAGTGATAAATCTTATCAAGACACGGACAGAAGTGATGCATTGCAACTCTTAGTAAATTTTACAACTGATTTTGCCGAGGACATGGGTTATAAATACGCATTTGCTTGGGCAAAAGAAGGTATGTTATTAGATAAATATAAACAAGCGGAGTATTATTGCGATGAAACTCCGTCTTACGAATTAATAATGAAATACTAAATGGGAGCAGTAGCAAAAGGCGTAGCCTCACTTTTTGGAGGTAGGAAAAGACGCCGAGAAGAAAAAAGTACAAAAGCTGGTTTTGAAGCAGCTGAAAGAAATGTTCAAGGTTTTGAATTTAATAATGCTTTAGCAGGACTTGAAGGTAGATCTTATACACCAGGAACATTTAATGCACAGTCAGCAGCGGTAGGTCAATTAGGTCCCGCAGCACAAGGTCAAGTAGCAAGATTAGGGTCAGCACAAGGTTATGATTCTCAAGGTTATGATGCACAAGGTTATACTGCTCAAGGAACTAACATTTCTGGTTTAGCTAGAGGAGCAGATACAGGACTTACAAATACAATGCGTAATTTGCAAGTGTCAACAGCTGGGGCAGAATTAGCAGCTCAAGAAGCTGATCAATCATTAGCAGCATCTCAAGATTTAGCTGCACAAGCTGGAACTGGAGCTGGTGGTGCTACGGCATTAGCGGCAGCTGCAGCAAAGTCTAAAGCAGGTATAGCAGCAGACATTGATAGACAGGTTAAGTCTAATGAAATGATGCGCGCGCGTGGTGAATCTGAATTACAAAGAGCACAATTAGCTCAAGGCAATATGGCATCACAGTTTGATTTAGGGCAAAGTCAATTTAATGTAGGTGCTCAAAATACAGCTGCACAATTTGGAGCTCAAGCTCAAAATCAAGCAGCAAGATTTGGTGCAGATGCTCAAAATCAAGCAGCAAGATTTGGTGCACAATCAGCTAATCAATTTGCACTAGCTCAGTTTGGTGCAGATAATGCAATGGAAAGAGCTAATGTTGCCGCGCGTAATCAATTTGCTCAACAGCAGTTTGGAGCAACAAATCAATTTGCTCTTGCAAATATGGCCGCACAAAATCAAGGTCAACAATTTAATGTTGGAAACCAAATAGCTGCAGATCGTTTTGCTGCACAAACAGATATTAGAGCAGCAGAATTAGGAGCACAAGGGGATATGAGTATTCAAGCTATGGAATATGGTAGACAACAAGATATATTAAACAGAAGAGCTGGTCAATATCAAGCTGCAAAAGACGCAAGATCACAAGCTACAGCAGATTTAGTTGGCGGTATAGGTGGTATATTAGACGCGGGAATGACGGCTATTTCTCCAGGAGGAATTTTAAATAAAGATTAATATGGCAACAATAGGAGAGTGGGCCAAAATGTATGGCACAGGAAATTACGCAGACACTTCAAAAAGAATTGGTACTGCAGTTGAAGATGCCATAGGACAGAATAGAGCTAGAGTAGATCGTATAAGAGCTCAAGAAGATAGACTTAGAAAACAAAAATTAGAAGACTACGCTTTTCAACAAATGAAAATGCAAGAATATAGCGGTCTTGTAATACCTCAAGATAGTCAATATGTCGATCTTGAAAATAGCTTTCAACAAGCAGCTTCATATATTCCAGATGCCTACGCTGCATTGGAAAGTAGTGGATTACCTCAGAATGAAATAGCTATGGGTAAAGCTCAGTTGCTTCAAGAGGTTGGAAGTTTAAAAGAATCAAGAAAATTAATAT